AAATCGTGCGCACACGTTCAGGGGGTTATGTTGACCTTGGTTCAAATGGTTTCAAAATATACACTTCGGAAATCGAATCAATATCGTATGTTGAAGACGACATGATTGACAAAACGTATTTTCGTTCAATTATGGAACTATCAAACCGCGTGTTTCAAATATGAGAAGAATTGACCAAATCATTGTTCATTGTACGGCAACACCCGCCGGACGTGAAACAAGTGTTGACGAAATAAGAAGTTGGCATTTGCAACGGGGTTTCTCTGACATTGGATATCACTTTGTCATTGGTCTTGACGGGTGCATTGAAGACGGGCGACCAATTGAAAAAATTGGTGCGCATTGCAAAGGAAAAAACCGTCATTCAATTGGCGTTTGTTACGTTGGCGGAATGGACAAGGAAATGAAAAATTGGATTGACACCCGAACGCCGGAACAATGTTTGGCACTTGAAGAACTACTTTGGCAACTCAAAGGATTGTTTCCTCATGCGGGAATCTATGGACACAACAATTTTTCGACAAAGGCGTGTCCAAGTTTTGACGCCGTTGAAGAATACAAACATATTACAAACCAAAACGACGCGCACAATGTCTAAAAAAAAGAAATTCAAGGAAACGAAAGTTGGAAAATTTTTGAATCAAATTGGTTCAACCATTGGTTCGGGACTTGACGACGTATTGCCGGATTCGGGTGTTTTGGGGGTTGTCAAACGTTTAATTGAAAAAGACGAAACAATTCCACAACCGGACAAAGAAACGGCATTGAAAATGTTGGAAATGGATTTGGTTGAAATGCAAGAAGTCACAAAGCGTTGGCAATCCGACATGTCGGCAACGGGAACTTGGCTGACTAAAAACGTGCGCCCTTTGACACTTGTGTTTTTTTCGGTTGCGTATGTAACGGGGTGGTTTTTGGAATACCCGCTTGATTCAATCCAAGGGGTTTTGTCACTTATTGTCGGCGCATATTTTGGAAGTCGTGGCATCGAAAAAGTCATGGGAAACAACCGTCACAAATAAAAAAAGTTCAAATTCAAATTTCGTATTTTTGTTAAAAATTACGGAATCATGGCAAATGAACTGAAGTACAGTCACATTTTTCAACAAGTTTCTTTTGGTGATTTTGGTTTCCGCATATTAAGTGAAGCCGAAACAAGCGTTTCCGGTGAACACTTTTGCGCGATTTCGCCCCTTGAAGACGCAACGATTGATTTCACTTCAAACACGTCGGGCGGTGATTCAAGCGCATCGGATTTGGAACTGTTAACGGGAATGGCTATATATGGAAATTTTTCGGACATCACCGTTGATTCGGGAAAAATAATTGCTTATTTGCGTTGATATGTTGGCAAATGGAAATGGTTTAGCAAAAGCATCGGTTCGGTTTTTAATTCAAGCCGGGTTGTACTTTTGGAATAGAATGTCAAAGGAATGGAATAAAGCGGCGAATCAATGGAATTCGCACTAAAAAAATAAAAATATGGCTTCACTTACGAACACAAAAATCAAGGATACTTACGACGGGTTGTTGAAGACAACCGACAACGCCGCCCTTGGTGGAACTTACAAATTAATCACCGACGGACTTGGGAATTCTTCCGGCGTTTATTTAGGAACGGGGGGAAATGTTGGAATTGGTCAATCAAGTCCAACGACATACAAATTAGACGTCAACGGAACGTTTCGCGCGGTATCAACTGCATATTTTGAAAGTGGTATCAACGCCGCAAGTTATATTTTTCATCAAGGCGACACAAATACGTTTTTTGGTTTTCCCGCAAATGACACGTTCACAATAACAACAAACAACGTCGAAAGAATGCGAATCAAGTCAAACGGTTATGTTGGTATTGGTGAAATTGACCCTTCAAAACCGTTGACAATTAAAAAAGACCAATCCGAAACCGCAATTTTGGTTCAATCCGCTGACGACGGACTTTCGGGAATATACCTTGGCGGAATTACGGATTCAATTAAAGGGGGTTTGATTTTAGACAATTCAGACGATTCAATTCAATTGCGTGGTTATGACAATGCAACACGTTTGTTTGTAAAATCAGACGGCAACGTTGGAATAAATTACACAAACCCACAACAAAAACTTGAAGTTTCGGGCGCGTCGAGATTTTCAAGAACGGGTTCGGAAAGCACACAATACATGGAATTTCTTCCAATAAGTGGGGGAAACATTTTGAAAGCGGTTGGACAAAGTAAAAGTTTGATTTTTGACAACACTTCATCAACAACAAACGAAATACATTTTCGACAAGGCGGTTCAAACAAAATGATAATAAAAAGCGGGAATGTCGGGATTGGAACGAATGACCCGGACTATAAACTTGAAGTCAATGGAACTTTAGGTTTGACCGGATATATTTTTCATGTTGACGATAGTAATTCATATTTTGGTTTTGCTTCAAATGATACGATAATAGCCGCAACCGCCGGTTCAGAACGCATGCGCATTTCTAGTTCCGGTCATTTATACGTTGGGACACAAAATTTTCCTTCTGCTTCACAAATTGGGTTTGCATTCCAAAAAGTTACAAACGGAATAGTACTCAACAATTCAATAAACCTTACAACATCTACAAATCACATTAAATTTTACAACCCAAATGGATTGGTTGGTTCAATTTCAACAAGTGGTTCATCAACATCTTACAACACTTCTTCAGATTATAGATTGAAGGAAAATGTTGTTGACATGACCGGTGCGCTTAATAGGATTGAACAATTAGAACCAAAACGTTTCAACTTCATTTCAGACGCCGAAACAACCGTTGACGGGTTTATTGCACACGAAGTTCAAAGCGTAATTCCTGAAGCGATTACGGGCGAAAAAGACGCCGTTGACGACGAAGGGAATCCACAATACCAAGGAATTGACCAATCGAAAATCGTTCCATTATTGGTTGGCGCAATCAAAGAATTGAAAGCCGAAATCGAAACTTTAAAATCACAAATAAATTCATAAAAAAATGGCAAATAATTATTCATGGGTTATTGGAAACCTAAACGCAAAAATCGAAAGTGACGGTTTGGAAAATGTTATCCAAACAATTCATTGGCGATTGCAAGCAACCGACGAAAACGAAAACGTTGTTGACGTTTACGGTTCATGCGGACTTGACGCGCCGGAATCAGAATCATTCATTTCATTTGATTCACTTACGCAATCAGACGTTGAAGGGTGGCTTGAATCAATCCTTGACGTTGATTCGTTGAAAGCCGGACTTGATTCGCAACTTGAAAGCATTGCAAACCCAACACACGTTGACTTGCAAATATCTTAATACTAATTTTTAAATTTTAAAATCATGGGAAAAGAAAAAAAGACCCCCATTGAAATTGACGGCAATGAATACTTTTTTGAAGACTTAAAAGACGAACAAAAGGCACTTGTCAATCACATTGCGGACTTAGACCGTAAAATCGTAAATTCAAAATTCAATTTGGAACAACTTGAATTCGGGAAAAACGCGTTTGTTGACGCCTTGAAAAAAACTTTGTAAAGTGGGTATAATAAACGGCACAACTTTTTTGTTGTATAAAGACGACGTTGCAATCGGTCACACGTCCGAAACGGCGGTATCTTTGAACGTTGATTTGCCGACAAGCACAAGCAAAGATTCAGCGGGATATCAAGAAGTCCTTGCGGGCGTTCGTTCCGGTAGTGTTTCGGCGTCGGGTTTGGTAAACTATGACGACGCGGTAAACTTTGAAGAACTTGCGGACATGGTATTGACGCGCCAACGTGCTGAATTTTTTTTCACACAAGCGACCGGGGCGGACGGTTTGGTTTTCCAAGGCGAAGGATTTTTGACAAGCGTTGAACAAGTTGCGGACAGTGAAGTTGCAACAACCTTTGACATTGAAATTTCAATCACCGGATTGTTTTCAATTATTGACGAAACCGACGGTGAAGTTTGGAACGCCGCACAAGACATTTGGAATCAAATTGACATCAATTGGAATGAAATTTGACAAATTAAAAAAACGTATATTTGTATAAAATTAAATATCATTAAACCATGGCAACATCAGGAGTTTTCAACGGAACTGACCTAATTGTGAAACTTGACACAAACGGCGGTACACTTGCAAAAGTTGGTCACACAACTTCATGTTCAATTTCACTTTCAAACGATTTGCCGGAAGCTACAACAAAAGATTCAGGCGGTTATCAAGAAGTGATTGCCGGTGTAATTTCCGGGGAAATTTCATTTGACGGTTTAGTTGTTTATGACGAAAGCGGTTCACCAACACCAAAGAACGCAATTGACCTTGCGGATTTCTTATTGGCGCGCACAAAACTTGACGTTTCATTTGGAACTGAAGAAACGGGCGACGCGGTTTATTCCGCCGACGCGTTTTTGTCAAGTGTTGAAATTAGCGCGGAAATGGAAAGTCCCGTTTCATATTCGGGTTCACTTACTTTGACCGGTGCAATCACTAAGTCAACGAATTAATAAAATAACGTAAAAAGGGGTACATAATGGCAAACAGAAAAAGGGGATTTTACACCGTCAAACTTGGTGGGAAAAATCGAACGTTACATTTTAGCATGAATTTTTGGGCTAACTTGACCGAAGTCCTTGATATCAAATTGCATGAAATTGGCAAAATCTTTGACGACGGCGTTTCACTTAATATGATTCGCGCAATTGTTTATTCGGCTATTTTAGCAAATGAACAAGAACAAGGAAATGAAATTGATTTCAACATGTTTCAAGTTGGTGCATGGCTTGACGACTTAGATTCCGAACAATTGGAAGGGGTTGTGACGGCAATGACTGAATCAAAAATCCTTGGAAATGACCTTAATGTTGGTATCAAACGCAACGTTGTAAAAACCACGAAAAAAACGGGAAAGTAAAAACCCAACTGTCTTGGGACGACTTATTTGATTATTATATCGGACAAGTTGGGATTTCGCCAAATGAGTTTTGGCAATACACTTGGAAAGAAAATCAATTGCTTGGTGAATCATTTAACATCAAGCAAAATTTGGAATGGGAACGAACGCGTTACATTTCAACAATGTTGTTCAATACCAATTGCAATAAACGGGCGCAAATGATAACCCCGGACAAACTTTTTCCGTTGCCCCAAGACGTTTATTTGGAACGTGGCAAACCTAAGTCAGACCCAAAACAAGCAATGGAATTTTTGAAGCGCGTTGAAAAATTGAAGAAACAAAAGGGACAATAATGTCCTTTTTTATTTTCGTATTTTTGTTGAAAACTTAGTCCATGCCAAACACATTGAAAGTCATATTGACGGGCGATTCTTCGCAACTTGAATCGGCACTAAATAAAACAAGCGCACGTTTAAAATCTTTCGGAACTAAGGCGCAAGCAATCGGAACAAAACTTTCAAAAAGTTTGACATTGCCCCTTACTTTGGCGGGCGGTGCGGGAATAAAACTTGCCGCCGACTTTGACAAATCAATGACAAAAATTGAATCCCTTGTTGGGATTGCGGGTGAAGAAGTTGCCAAAATGGGGGAAACTGCCAAACAAATGGCAACCGACACCGG